AAGGGATGAAAAAAACAGCGCCTGACGGCGCTGTGTCTGGCATGCCTGCAATCCGGGAAACCGGACCAGGAAAAAACTTGCAGGCCATAACAGTATCTACATAGTCCCTGCAATAGATTGAATTAGCAAGGGTTTGTAGGCCGGATAAGGCATTCACGCCGCATCCGGCAGTAATACCAGACCTTTACGGCTTGCGCGCAATCAGCACCGCGCGTTTAGGCGCAGGATAACCTTCAACTGTCTTACTCGGATCATGTGGGTCGAGGAAATCGGACAGAGATTCGGTAACCATCCATTCAGTGCGTCGCTGCTCTTCAGTAGTGGTAACGCACACATCCACAATGCGGATATCTACAAAACCACACTTCTTCAGCCAGTTTTTCAGCGCCAGCGCGGAAGGGATGAAATAGACATTACGCATTTGCGCGTAACGATCGCCTGGTACCAGCACCGTGTTCTCATCACCATCAATAACCAGCGTTTCCAGCACCAGTTCACCCTCATTCACCAGTTGATCTTTCAACTGCCAGAGATGCTCCAGCGGCGAACGGCGATGGTAAAGCACGCCCATCGAAAAGACGGTATCAAAGGCTTTCAGTGCCGGAAGCTGTTCAATACCTAACGGTAACAAATGTGCGCGCTGATCGTTACCCAGTAGTTTACGCACCGCTTCAAACTGGCACAGAAACAGTTGCGTAGGGTCGATCCCCACCGCGAGGTGCGCGCCTGCGCCAATCATGCGCCACATGTGATAACCGCTGCCGCAGCCGACATCCAGAATGGTGCGTCCGGTTAAATCAGAAAGATGGGGCAGAACACGATCCCATTTCCAGTCGGAACGCCATTCGGTATCGATGTTGACGCCATACAGTGAGAACGGCCCTTTGCGCCATGGCATCAGGTTCCGCATAAGCGTTTCAATGCGTTTAATTTGCCCGGTGCTCAGTGGCTCTTCGCTTTCGGCGGTTACGCTATGCAATAAATCCAGACGATACGGTTTAATTTCAGGCAGAAATTCCACCGCGTTGGACCACTGCTTAAACAGCCCGTGCTGCTGCTCGCGCTGCCAGTTAGCAATCTGCGCGGGCAGCGTTTCGAGCCAGTGTGAAAGATGATTTTTGGCAATCAGAGAATAAAAGTTACCAAAGTCGATCATGCAGCGTCCTCTGCTTTTAATGCCACCAGTGAACCAAAGTTAAAGCACTGGAACCACAGCTCGCTATGCTCAAAACCGGCTTTATGCAGGCGTGCTTTATGGGTTTCCACGGAATCGGTCAGCATCACGTTTTCCAGCATGCTGCGCTTCTGGCTGATCTCCAGTTCGCTGTAACCGTTGGCACGTTTAAAGTCGTGGTGCATGTTGAACAACAGTTCACCAACTTTGGCATCTTCGAAACTGAATTTTTCCGAAAGCACCAGCGCGCCGCCCGGGTTCAGTCCTTGATAAATTTTATCCAGTAATGCCTGGCGCTCGGAAGGTTCCATGAATTGCAGGGTAAAATTCAGCACCACCATCGATGCGTTTTCAATGGCGATATCGCGAATATCACCTTCAATGACGTCTACTGGCGTAGGGGCTTTATAGGCGTCAATATGACGACGGCAGCGTTCAATCATCGCCGGGGAGTTGTCGATGGCAATAATTTTGCAATTATCATGATGAATGTTGCGACGCACCGAGAGCGTCGCCGCGCCCAGAGAACAACCCAGATCGTAAACCTGCGTACCAGGTTGAACGAAGCGCTCGGCTAACATACCAATCATGGAAATAATATTGGAATAGCCGGGAACGGAACGCTGGATCATATCCGGGAAGACTTCAGCTACCCGTTCATCAAAGGTCCAGTCGCCCAGTCTGGCGATAGGGGCAGAAAATAGCGTGTCGCGGTGAGACATAACGTAAAAATCCGGGAAAAAGAAAGTGGCGTATTGTGCGCTAACGCAGGGAGAAAACCAACTCCCAGGGCATATACCAAAGATTCGCCAGCACCATCAGCAACAGCGCACACCAGGTGGCGCTCATGCCGGAACGTCGCCAGCGGAACAGACGGTGATGAAAACCGTAATAATGCATCAGACGACCAGCAAGCAAAACGATGCCGCAAATATGCACCATCCAGGTTTCTGCGCCATTCATTTCCATAAACAGCATCAGCACAATCGCGATGGGAATATATTCCACCGCGTTACCATGAATGCGAATAGCGCTTTGCAGTTCGCTAAAACCACCGTCACCATAGGCAACGCGGTACTGCATTCGCAGGCGAACGACATCAAAAGAGAACTTCATTAATAACAACGCACTTAAAACGGCATACAGCGCGCTTACCATACAAACTCCCTTTAAAATGGCCGATGGCACCTGTCTATGATAGGTGGCAAATTCAGAAAAGAGAAGATTGCTGTGGAATAGCCGGAACTGCTCCGATCTCTGGAAGCGTTTTACGTAAGTCTTCCCACAGGGTATGTACCAGTTCCGGGGCCTGGGCAATGTCTGGCGTATGTAAAAAAAGATAAGGCGTAGTGGTCTGATGCCACTGCGCTAATTTTTGTAACCAGACCTGAAATAATTCCCGGTTTTGCGTCATATCATCACTACCGATAAAACGGATCAGCGGATTTGTCGCCGTCAGTACAGCATGTACCGGAACTTTAGGTTTTTTTCGTTGAGCGTCGCGAATAGCTTCACTGTGTGGACGTGCTGCATGAACCGGGCGGCTGTCTAAAATCACCCGATTAACGCCGCGCTGATGTAAACCGCGATTAAGCGTTTGTTCCTCTTCCCCTTTGGCGAAAAACTGTGGATGGCGGACTTCCACACCATAATTAAATTCGCCAGGGAGAGAATCGAGAAAATGCCAAAGCGCAGGCAGCTCCCGTGGGCCGAATGTGGCAGGCAGTTGCAGCCAGTATTGCCCAATGCGCGGAGCCAACGGTGACATGCGGGTCAAAAATTCAGTCACTAAATCATCGCAATGTCGTAATGCTGCCTGATGCGAAATGGTCGCCGGAAACTTAAAACAGAAGCGGAAGTCATCTGTGGTCTGTTCACGCCAGCGCAGGACAACCTCGGGTTTCGGCAGGGCGTAAAGCGTGGTGTTGCCCTCCACGCAGTTAACATGACGGGTATTAAGGATTAACTTACTGATTTTAATAAGCCTCTGGTGTCACTTTGGTGACTATGGGGCATCATTGGGACATAATCTGTCAGCTTCTGATTCAGCATTGCGATCTGTTCTGCATTGCTGTCAGTCATCCATGCTCCGTATACATTGAATACCATCTGGGCACTTGCATGGCCCATCTGGCTGGCAATGAAGCTTGGGTTTGCTCCGGCAGATAATGACCAGCACGCATAAGTGTGTCGTGACTGGTATGCCTTTCGATGCCTGATCCCTGCACGCTTAATGGCTGTTTCCCATGAGTCACCTACAGAATCGACTTTGTAGACAAAACCTACCTGTTCGCTTTTTCTAACCACTTGAGGGTTAAACACGAAAGTACATTCATGGTTCACTGAACGTCCATATTCACGTAGTTGCACCTTGATGTTGTACTGCTTACCCAGTCTTGTCATTTCAGCCTGATTTTTCAGGACACTGATAGCGGGCTGGATAAGGTGCACAACCCTGTTTGTGCTTGCTTCAGTTTTCGGTAGAGTGAACTCACCAAGTTTCGTATAATTGCGCCTGATGGTAATTGTTCCTGCCTTCAGATCGATATCTTCCCAGGCCAGGGAGACCAGTTCACCGTGACGCATTCCTGTGTACACAGCCAATGACCACAGGTTTTTCGTCTGCTGATGTCGGCAAGCATCTATCAGGCGAATAAATTCGTCACGAGTTAGCGGATCTGGCTCTGCCCTGGCTCTTTTAAGAGGCTTAATTCCCTGGAAGGGATTTGCTTCTAAGTAACCGTGATCTGCAGCAAACTGAAACATTCCAGCGATTGTCGTCATGTAATAATTTACAGTAACGACGCTCCGTCCTTTTGCTGCTGCTTTGTTTTTCGTTGAATTCTGATACCCGGTAAGCAAATCTTTCCTGATATACAGCAATTCCTCTTTGGTTACCGATGACACCAGTCTACTGCCTCCAATTTTCGGAACCATCGTTCTTGCAACGGATTCATAGCGATTGAATGCATTTGCAGAGATTTCCATTCGTTTCAGATCCAGCCACTTTTCTTCAAGTTCCTTCACCGTAATTTCTTTTTTACTTACCCCAAAAGCCTGAAGGTTGGGGGAGTCAGGGAACTGTGCAGCATAATCAAAGCTTCCTGTGCGGATGGCAAAACATACTGATGTCCGCAGTTCCCCGGCGATCTTCCTGTTCTTGGCAGTGTCAGGGACACCAAGATTTTCCCTGACACGTTTACCTTTAAAATTAAACCAGATGCGTAATGTGCCGCCGTGGTTTTCGACGCCTGTTGGATATTTGACTTTATCCATCGATACCTCCAGACGCCCAAGAGCGATACGAGCTTACATATTTCATGATATTAAATCACCTGGGTTGTTTGTTTTTCATTGAGGCGACCCAGGCATCTATTGCTTTTCTGTTATACATACATTCACTGGAAGGCTTTGGATTACCGTCTGGTGATACGTGAATATACTCTCTTCCAACCATCCAGCATTCTTTCCGGGCCCGAAGAATTGTGCCTGGTTTGAGCCCGGTAATTGCGATAAGAACGCTTTCACAAACCCATTCATTGGGAGCCAGTTGAATCACATTGCCCATGTATTACCTCACACAACACTCAGCCCACGGCAGTGGCAACACACTTCAAACATTCGCTTCACAACTTCACGACAGTAGAAGCCGTCAACATCTCGCGTCAGGTCATAGCGATTGCCGTAACGCTGGTGGACCCATCGTTCAAATGCTTTATTCATTCTTTACTTCCTTTTTATGGCTCGTAATTTTTTCAGGTGCTTTTCCTGCTCAGTGTCCGCGAGAATTTTGCGGTACTCCTGGTGGTCAATATGTTCGAACAGGCAGTTTAACTCACCAATGCGTACCCGCCCGGATCGTCCGTCCATCCGTCGAAAGAACACTGAGTGCTCAGTGATGCGAGTAATCACCACGGGGTATCCGGCTCTGTCCGTGTATATCTGACCGCGTTGAATCAAAGCGAACATGTGGTTATCCCCAGCGGCAAATCGAATACACCACCAGCGCCACCGCCATCGCAATTCCTACCGTTGTTAATGCTTCAGGCCAGGTCATCGTAAAATATCCTCCACGCTTATCAGTCCGTTCCGCTCCAGATAACTCATCGCCTTATCCGGTAATTTGCAGTCTGGCTTCGCTTTCCTCAGTTGCCAGGTTAACTGCTTTACCAGCATGGTTAACTCATCGACCAGACGCTGATATCCCACTGGTTTGTATTCATGCAATTTACCGGCTGGCTCTGCTACCAGCGATACCAGTGCGATTTCCAGAACAGCAATATCCATCTTATATGTGCGGATGATGTCATGGTCGATTGTGCCCGGTATGCACAGTCTCTGTGCTTCAATAGTCTCCTCTGCGTGAGCTATTAACTGCTCTCTGGTAAAAGTCGTCATGCCGTAGCCCCTTCTTGATATTTTTCAAACCAGAACACAACCGGCTCTGCTTCCAGCGATACCAGCGCAATCCGTGCCAGTTCCATTTGTTCACCACGGGTAAGCCCGTTTTCAAGCGGATTTTTAATGAACAATTCAATACGTTCTTTGGTAATAGTGGTCATGTGTTACTCCTTAACCCGCAGTGCTTTCAACTGATGAGGGGAACAAAATCTTTTCATCAAACCCTGCATTCATATCATGGACAGCAACACACCAATCCATTGACGAACGATTATCAAGAGCCTCCATGATTTCATCCATGCGGCGCAGGTCATACAGGTAAATGCTTTTATCGCCAATGGTGTAAAAACCAATTTTTTTCGGTGATGGGCAGCGATCAAGAACGTCCTGTAATTCGTTCAACCATGCCCGTTCTTTTTTTGTTAAAGTTGCCATATCACTCTCCTTTCCCATGAAGCATAGCGGCGCGGCAGGCGTTCCAGCCTGTAGCGTATGCAGCCGCTTTGCTGCTGCCTTCAACTGGCGCATCCTGCCAATACATTTCATCCGGCACTACCGGCGCTGGCAAGGCAGCGTGATAGTAGAGTGGCATAGTTTTGTACAGTGGTTCGCCAGGACTTCCGTCAACCTGATTCCATTCTTCAACCCAGGCATCAACAACCGCTTTGCTGGTTGATACATGTTCTTCTGAATCTACATTTTGTCCTGATATACAGAACATAACTGCCTCTGCTTCCAGCGATGCCAGAGCAATTCGTGCCAGTTCCATTTGTTCGCCACGAGTAAGTCCGTTATCAAGCGGATTTTTAATGAATAATTTGATACGTTCTTTGGTTATAGCGTTCATCTCACTCTCCTTTGATGCGAATGCCAGTAGCGCGGATTGCATCGATGACTTCAGAAACTTTGTATGCCATTACCGTTTGGTAATCATCGTGAAAATCTGTTCGATGAAGCATGCTGCTACGTTCCGGGAGCGATATTTCCCGAGCATCCAGTTCCTTAACGCGCTCCTCCAGTTCGTAGACCCTGCATTGTTCTCTATCATCAATCAGATATAACCCAAGACATTCGCTTTCTACCCAACCGCCAAAATCATGATCGTAACGCTCACATGAAAACTCACCGTCACCGTCCTTTGTTGGAATGGTGTAACTATCTAATGGGCCACCATATGTCGGCACATTTCCCAATGTTGGATGCTCAATCCACATGAAAAATGCACGTCCGGTTATTGGGCAAATATCTGGCCGCCATTGGTTACGAACAGCCTTGGTTTCGGATAATTCTTCAGCGTGTTGTTTTACTTCCTCAAGCTCAACTCTCAGCTTCCCAACCGTAAGAGCAATATCCTCGTTCTTCTGGTCGCGGCGTTTGATGTATTGCTGGTTTCTTTCCAGCTCATCCAGCAGCGCCAAGACGGTAGCCGGATTGGCTGCAGCGATGAATTCAGCATTGGCCTGCTGTTCCATTTGGAAATCTTCATCGAAACCGCTTTCAGGATGCGCTCCTTCAATTCTGCAAATGGGAATATATCCAGCAGCCTCGCGATGAATTAGCGCATCATCACCATCAAATCGGCCCTCTCCATATTCGAGCGACCACTCACCACACGTTGCTTTCTCTGCCTTTTCACGCAGTGCCTGATAGTCAATCTTGCTCACTGGTTGCCTCCTTTGCCGGGATTTCTAACTTTTGAGTGGTTGTATCAAATTCAAACAACTTAACCACGTCATCAAACAGGACATAATCACCATCAGGATCTTCAGTCATATCTGCGCCACAATCCTGACCGCACGAGTCGCAACCATCCATATCAAGCTCGTATCGCTTCAGGTTTGCGATATTTGATAAATTCAGCGCCAGTACAGCCAGGTCATAAACCTCTTCGGCAGTGACATCGCTGTTCAGTCCCATTTCATGGCGATATATGATTTTTTCTACTCGTTGTTTTGTGATCGTCATTTTTCTCTTCACTCCGATATACAAGGATTACCACACCCCCTCTGCTGATTGCGCGAGCTGGATCCCCTGGTTCCATGCCGTCAATTCCGAAGGCTTCGGAAAACGCATTCATTGCCTTCTGGCGTTCATCCTGCTTACGGCGTTTATTCCATTTTTTCAGGAACAACAGCGACAGCCACCGTCCGCTGCAGAACACGATGTAAAAATAACCAAGGAGCGCCAGGCCGACATTCAGGGCCGTTTCTATGGTTAGTTGTGAGTCAGTTGCCATTTCTTACCTGTTTAAGTAACTGGTTGAACATAACACTTAGGGGATTGCTGTATCCAAACGGCAGATTGTTTACGCAGTACAGAATCATTTTGTTTTTTTCTCCAGTTCGTACTATTAACCCATTCCACAATAACCGTGATAATTCATTACTGATAGAAGTTGCGCTTCTTCCAAGTGCGAGGGATATATCTTCTCTACTGCAATCTGGATTTTCCTGGATATACTCGATAACGGTCATGTGGTCCCTTTTACTTAATATCTGTTTCGGATTGCATGCCATGAGTATTCATTTCGTTAATAATTTCATCCAGAAGGATTTCAAGCCCTTCTCGACCCATATCTGAAAGAATGAAACCTTTATCAGGGGAAGTAGTGAGCATTTTCTGATAAAGAAACAGCGCTCTTCCCATTCCTTCAGCTTCGCCGTATTTTTGAATTAAATTCCATTCAATATACTGTTGTAAGGCAAATCGAATGGGGCCGGGATATATCGTCATAAACCCATACATCCCGTTATATACCACGGCGTGTTCAGTTGTTCCGTGTTCATTCAGGATATCAATTGTGCCGTTCTTGTCTTCTTCTTCGTTGATGAATGTCGTCACATACAACCATCGCCACTGAGCAACCTTCATCTCAACCGGAAGTTTACCCAGTAATCCTGCTTCGTCGGCTTGCGCCAGACACTGAAGGATACGTAAACCTCGCACATTAGGAGTATCGAATTCTCCGGCATCCAGACGACGTATGGCGTCGTGATAATCAATCGTCATACTGCCAGTTCGTATACCATTGGCTGTTGCTTCAGCCTGGAATTCATCGTATTGCATGATATTTATTCCTCATCTTCATCTGCTGGTGCAATAACGTCATATCCTGCCTTTTCTGCAATAAACAGGAATGTTGAAAGAGTTCCTACAAGTTCATCGTCATGAACATGGCGAATGAATATTACTTTCCCGTTTTTGATGGTCAGCAATACTCTGGTTTGTTCGTGTTCTGCTGTTTTCTGATGCATTATTATCTCCCGTATGCTTTACGCAGAAATAAGCAGGCAATATGCATGTAATTTTCACCGTATTGTGCAATAAGGCAGGCGGTCTTGTGTGATGCCATATTCTTTATAAAAGTCACAATAAAGCCTCCTGTGGATTAAGGTTGTAACAATCCCCGGCGATAAAACCGCAATAAACGTTCAGGGCATATTTGTTGTTATTGCGCTAATTCTTTTTCGGCAGCAGCTTTTGTATACTCACATGCAAAATTCAGAATTTCGCTGCCGAGTGTTTTCGTTTCGTGATTACTGGACATATGTAATACCTGTGTTGCATGCAATAAATGATAAACATTTACCGCAAATGAATCAGGCTCCAGGCAAATGCCTTCGTAATTATCTTGCTGTGAGGTTGTTTCTGTCATTGCTCCTGAAGTGCATACGAGCCTGTTTTTGACAATTCTCTTTTCTCTAATCACTATATCGGCAACATCTATTGCCTTTACAACCTCCGGGAGAAGTTCCGGGTTTGTATAATCAAAGTCATCAACATGGAGAACAGTTATGTTTTCGAACTTTTTCATGGTTTCCTCAGCTGACTTATATGTTCTGCTATATAGCGAGTCTCAGAAGTGTTTTCATATTAAGACTGTTTCCGCAATGATTGATAAAAATGTTCGCATGTACCTTGAGGGGCGAAGCGGCGATTATGTCACCATTGGTATTGGTTCTTCCGTAGAAGAGCTTCGCGAGATAAGGGGCAAACTTGTTGAGATGCGTCATGGTGTTGCTGCTCCTCACTTTTTGGTTGCTCCGGAGGAGTAACCTCACCAGTTAACAGCCACATCGCATCGCAGCCAAGAATATTTGCCAGTGGGATAAGCATACTGATAGTTGGTTCATACTCTCCGCTCTCCCACTGGATGATAATTTCTTCATCGAGATCGAGCAGCCTGGCGAGTTCGGCGGTTGTTAAGCCGCAGGCTTCGCGTTGGGTGCGAAGACGGTTGTTGATTGCAGAATTTTTGTTCTGTAAAAGCATTGCTGACGATAGCTTTCTGGATATGCTATTTGTCATATCCCATGCCAGTCCTGCGCATGACTCTATATCGCTAGAGAGCGTAGCATCAGGTGTTGCTTTTGCTATTAGTGTAATGAGGCTGCCGAGGTTTTTCAGTTCTTCGAGACAGTCAAGAGTTGTAGCTTTATTGATCATGAGATGATACCTCAGTTACGAACTTTGTTTTATGGTAACTAAGGTATCAAGGCGTGGCAAGTGATTTTTGATACTTTGGTTTCTTTTTGTGTTTTGTGTCTGGTCAGAAAATATCCCATCTGGCATCAACCACAACACCTACTATTTCGCAATCATTGTCCATTTCTATGATTGGATATTGTGGATTAAGGGGCTTTAGAAACGCCTTTCCCATGTCAGAAATATATTTTTTGAATGTTGCTTCATTGGTGGATTTTTTTCTGGCGATGACGTAACACCCTGAAAAAACTTCTTTATCTGGGTTGACAAGGATCGACATTCCTTCAGGAAATGTTATTCCTACGGGCGAAGTCATTGAGTCTCCGTGCACTTCCAGCCAGAACCCCCTCTCACCAGCGTATTTTACAGAATGCCTCCAATTATCCTGATCATACATGTTGTAGTCATCACCAGAAGTTGCGAATAATCCTGCCTGAACCCAGTTAATTACAGGGTAAGAGTGTGCTGTGTCTCTCTGTGGGCAGCTCTTAACATTATTTTCCCAATGCTTATCTTTTTCATCTCCGTTCTGAAGCCACTGCGGTGAACACCGCAGTGCAGCTGCAACTTTAAAAAGGGTGTCACCGTTGAAACTTTTTGTAAGGCCTTGCTCGGCTTTACTTATTGCAACTCTGGTGACCCCAGCTTTTTTAGCCAACGCATCTTGTGTTAACCCAGCTTTTTGCCGTGCGTTGATGAGACGTTCACCTAAAGACTTCATTTTTCTTCTCCTCTCATGGCTGTTGATACTAAAGTAACAGAATTTCTTGATACTTTGGGTTCCTGTGGTTAACATCGTTGGATAACAAAGTATCTGGCGTGAGACTAAAGAATGACCCTTTATGAAATATTAAAAATTCAATTTAAAACCAATGCCGCTATTGGTCGCAGGTTCCCAAAGAAAGGAAGGCCTCGTGGCAGTCAAGGTGTTGGAAAGTGGAAAACGCGAGGTGTTCCGGAGGATGTTGCCATTCTTTGTCATCTGGATCCGAGCATTCCATATACACACCCAAGTCTAGCGAATACAGAAGATGACAAGCCCACAGGAGACCAACAATGAACACCGCAATTTTTAACGGCAAAGCATCCATGACCAGCCTTGAAATCGCAGAGTTGGTGGGCAGCCAACACAAAGATGTTAAGCGCAGCATTGAAAGGCTCATGGATAAGGGGATTATTCGAAGTGCGCCAATGGCGAATTTCGAAATAATCAACAACTTAGGATTAAAACGAAATGTAGGTGCTTACATCTTCGAAGGCGAACAAGGTAAGCGCGACAGCATCATTGTCGTCGCACAGCTCTGTCCTGAATTCACAGCTCGCCTGGTAGATCGCTGGCGCGAACTGGAAGAACAGATCCGTAAGCCAATGAGCGAAATCGAAATGGTTGCCGCGATGGCTCTTGAAGCCGTTCGCCAACAGAAACGGATCACTCAGGTGGAAGAAAAAGTCAGCCACGTTGCTGAAACAGTCGAGCAAATTAAAAAGGGCACTATTCGTGAGGGCTATGCCGGATATCGCCAACTGAAAGCAAAAACCGGTTTGTCAGATGATAAATGCCGCAATCTGGTGAACGCCTATCAGATTCCTACAGACACCCATGAGTTCATGACGCCGGACGGATTGTTGTCACGTCGCGCAATTGTTGCTGTGGAACCGTTTATGGCTGCTTTTTATCGGGTTATGGAGGAAGCAGAACCGCGAGGGACTCGCTGGTATCACCCGAAAATGGGGTTATTTCAGGTTATTGGTTGGCAGCGATGAAAAAAAGCCGGGAGTAACCCGGCTCACTCAACATCAATAACGGGGAGCTGTTTCGCATAAAACGGCTCCGAAACATCCAAGAACAGTTCTAAAGATATCAGCAGCTATATGATCATTTCAAGACCAAATATTGATTCTGCAATTTCGGGACGTTACACTGTCTCCGCACCTTATAAAGCGGGTGCCGGGATTGGCGTCCTGAAATTGTCAACGGCGATGTATGACGCGCCAGCGTCTTTTTTATCGTCCGCATTTGCTCACATCCAGATTATGGTGGGCTGGGCGGGGG